CTCTTAATCAACGTTGTAACCAGTCTTGACCACAGAGCTTGGGCAACCGCCCAGCGTCTGAAATCAGAGGACCGATCATCTCTTCCAGGGCCAATGGCACTTAACCAAGCCTCAATAGGCATAGGCCAAACACCACCTGGTCGAGAAAGATAGCCAATGAGCTTACCGAGACGATTATTTAAACCGAAACAGACTGGAAGTCTGCCTAGATTCTTATAACCAAAGCCCGCAAAGCGTGCTACGGCTGAGACTTTCATCGTAATGTAAGTCCCACACTTCCGCACCAGTTGGTCGAGAGCTCCAAGGTGGCACAATGCCACGATGAGCTCCGCCAGTGATACGGGAGATGCTTGCCGCCCACGTATCCAAGTTCGCTTCGCAAACTCTAGACTACCCGTCGAAGAGACCAAGCTTTTTGCGAGCCCGATCTCAACTCCAACGCAATCCATGATACGCAGGTACTCACGAGCAACGGCTTTGTCAGCGATGACAATATCGTCTCCGAGCACCGCATACCCTTCAAACCAACGTTTGTAGTTAGGGTAAACATTATGAGCCGCGAGTTGTACAAGTGCATGATGTGTCAACGCGAGCAACGCCCACGATGACAGTGCCCCCATAGGTTGTCCGACTGCGTAGGAGACTTCCGAGTAACCAAGGTTATAGCTTTTCGCTATCTTGGGAAGTCGGTATGGTCTCCCAGTTAGAAGCATCCCCCATAGGAACGCACCCTCACCCAATAACGGTTTAAGGAGATCCATCTGAATTAACAGAGGGAGTCTATCCGTAGCCGCCGATAAATCGTAACTTGCGACAAACTGCCGCTCAGCACGAAACCCTTTTATCAACCGCTCCACCGGAGCAGTTTGATCGAAGGTCCCATCAGTCGAGATGGCTCTCAACCTTTTGAATATCCATTGATGAAGAGGTTTCATCAAGGTCTGGGTGATAATGTTCACCATAGCAAACACTCGAATTTTGCCAGGCTCCTTCTTGAAACCTAGTTTCCCAAATACGAGAGGTTTTCCCCACTTGAACTCCGCCAAGAAGCCACTGTACGTTTTCGTACCTGCAAGGATTTGCAGATGGTACTGGCGCATAGCTTCTCCCAGCGAAGTCTTCGCGAGGTCACTCCCGGTATCCAACTCCAGGCTTTGATAGTAATCCTTCCCGGCTTTTTCAAACCAGGTCAGAAAAGGTTTCATCGCCCAGGTTAAGTCTAACCCGTCCACCATTACTAACCACTTCTTCAACGTTCGAAGCATCTCCGGATCGGAAGCAAACGCTAGAAAATCCAGCGGTAAGCCAACGACCGAAGGGAGCCCCAAAGTATTAGGAGCGGATTTCGTAATGAACGGGATCGACGTAGGATCAAGATCTCTCGAAGGATCCATCTTCCAGTCCAATCCAGTGTGATTCCGGATCTTCTCAAAGAAGAGGGGTACCCAGATGGACCACTCGTCCGTTCTGAATTGGGAAATATCTTTCCCGGCTTCAGTTATCGTTTTCAACTTTAGCGCTCCTGGGAACTCTATAACTCTATAGAGGCCAAACAGAGACAGCCAAAATCTAATGACGCCAACATCGCCCGATAGAATCTGTCGGCGATGCCAGGGATTTATGATTCTGGGAATCCCCCGACGGGTTCGAGCTACATTGCACCCCAAGGCCATCGGGCTCTTCGCCTTCATCCCTCCTGCAGTCTGCTGCAATAGCACACTACAGGTTTTAAGATAAAGACTTAAGCCTTTTGGCCCAGAGGACTTGTAGATTCGTCTTACGTTCTTTGCGTAGCCCCATACTACCTTCACTAACGACGCGGACAATTGCCCAAAGATTAACGGAACCACTCGGAGGAGCAGTCCCGCTAATTTTGCCTCTGCTTTTACACAGAAGGACCAACTTAAGTTTCGCGGCACCAGGCGCCCGTAAAGGTGTCTGATGTTTAGCATAGTATTTAAGTAATTAAATTATTTATTTACCCTTAAGTCTTCTGTTCCCTACTCCCTCCTGGGAAGGGTAGGCAGAAGGTCGCGTTAGTACGCTCTCAGGCGGGTGGCCTGATTGTCGTTAGTTCCAGCAACATCATGTCCGTATCGGACCCCTCATGTTGCCATGAGAATTTCCAGCTTTCGCTTGCCGAGCACCAGGGATCTATTTGCTTTCGCAATAGCCTTTGCTCTCGGATTACTGCTCTCCGGGTCGAGGACTAGTTTTAAGACTAGCTACCTATCGCTAGGTTCCTCACCATACGTTGGCACTTTTGCTCTGAAACGACGATCCATATCCCCACTTAGCCAATTTGGCGGTGTCATTAGAGATTTATTTCTCATGACGCTAGAGGGTTAATCTAAGTTTCCGTAGCTCAAGCAGCAGTATTTCATCAGACTCTTCCTTAAAGAAGAGCCCTTTTACTATACAACCACTCAAATTCCTTTCACTTCAACTAACCATAGCAACATAAGATGTTGGGATCTCTAACAAAGACCTAACCTTTCTGCTACAGGGTTGATTCGTCTCGGAATAAGGGTCAGCTAGTAATTGGCTCGTCACCAATCACATCCTCAGTGGCGAACCACTGGCTCAGAGGTTACTAATTAGTACCTCGCAATGAGTTTCAGTGGGGGGAGTCCCCAAAGTCTTCTGTTACGAGTATGCCTTAGTTCTCACTTACTCCTAAAGTTCACTTCCGGTCGCTTTCGCGAGGCTTTGACTTCGTGTTAAGTTTAAGGATATGTACTGCGGGGGTGGGGTTCAACAAGAAATACTCGAACTCGGATAAAGGCTCTTCAGCCCCTTACACCAATGGTTAATATCGTTAAGATCAGTCATGACTCACATAAGATTCATGATTTAACCGCTTTTCTTCACGGGATCACAAATGATCTCTTCAATACCTTCCAAAGGCGCTTAGGGCCTAGCATCCAATATCTAAATTGTTTCTGTCCTGTCGAACCTAG